GAAACCGAACCTGAAGAAACCCCGGAAGAAGAGTCAAAAGAATCCGAGGAACATGAAGAAGATGAAGTAACCGAAGAAATGAAAGAAACGGTTAAACAATTCTTCCGAGACAATCCAAGACCCGATGATACACAAATCCAAAATCTCTCTTCTGAAATGGGAATTGATCCGCATGAGGTAGGGGAAGTGATTTATGCCGTTCTTTCCGAGTATATTTCCGAAGAAGATGAGTTGCTTGCGGACATTGAGGTTGATGATGTCGAGAGTGAAGAAGGAGAAGAATCCGAGGAGCAAGAAACAAAAGAAGATGAAGAAGATGAACACGAACTTGACGAAGCTTGCGGTATGAAAAAGAAGATGGAAGAAGAAGAAACGGAAAAACAACCTCTCGAAGAAAAAGCCGTGAGCAAACAACAACAGAAATTCATGGGCGCGGTGAAAGCATATAAAGAAGGTGATATGCCAGAAAAGAAAGCCTCCCCCGAATTGAAACAAGCAGCGAAAAGTATGTCAGAAAAGGAAGTCAATAAATACGCCGGAACAAAGACGAAAGGGTTACCGCAAAAAGTAGAGAAGAAATAAAAGAAATAAATTAAGGATCGAAAAAAGCTTGTATAATGGCGAAAATAACCAAGGAAGACATCAGAAGCGAAATCATCAAATGCGGTAAGGATCCGATCTACTTCATTGACAATTATGTTCGAATAGCCCACCCAACTCGAGGAACAATCCCATTTAAGCTTTTCGATTATCAGAAACAACTCCTTAAAGATTTTCGAGATTCCAGATTCAATATAGTTCTGAAAGCAAGACAACTCGGGATCACCACATTAACCGCAGCATATGTCGCATGGATGATGGTTTTCTATCGCGACAAATCAGTTCTCGTCATCGCCACCAAATTCAAAACAGCGGCCAATCTTGTGAAAAAGGTTCGTCGCATGATCAAACTTCTCCCCGACTGGCTACGAATTTCAGACGTTGTGATCGATAATACTTCAGGGATAGAACTTGAGAACGGATCGGAAATTAAAGCCTCGACAACAAGTGCAGATGCTGGCCGATCGGAAGCTTTGTCTCTTCTTGTGGTTGACGAGGCTGCCCACATTGAGGACTTTGAGGAGAAATGGACAGCTACGAAACCGACCTTGAGCGCGGGTGGTTCATGTATCGCGATCTCTTCTCCTTATGGTGTCGAAAATTGGTTCTACAAAACATATATCGACGCTGAAAATAATTCCAACGATTTTCGAGCTACCAAACTTATGTGGGACGTACACCCTGAAAGAGATCAAGCGTGGTTCGATCAAGAAGCCCGGAATATGAGCAAGCGAGCGATCAGTCAGGAGCTTCTTTGCCATTTTAACGCATCTCGAGAAACTGTTATGAATGCGGATGATATGGATCGGTTGGGGAAAAGAATCCATGAGCCAAAGTATAAAACAGGAGTGGATCGTAACTTTTGGATATGGGAAGAATTCATTTACGGCGAACACTATCTCGGGGTTTCTGATGTTTCTCGTGGCGATTCGTCTGATCTTTCCGTACTTCATGTGATCAAAATGTCTACCATGGAAGTCGTCGCAGAATATCAAGGTCGAATGCCTCCCGATATCTTTGCAAACTTTCTTTATAACGCTGGAAAAGAATATGGAAACTGCATGATGGTTGTGGAAAACTGTGCGATCGGTTATGCGGTTCTTGACAAGTTGATCGAAATGCAGTACCCCACGCTCTATTATTCTGAAAAAGGAACTCATGATTATATCGAACAGTATCAGGCGGAATCTCAGAATAATGCAGTGCCCGGATTTTCGACAACTATGAAAACTCGTCCTCTGATTATCGCCAAACTTGAGGAATATATTCGCAACGACATCCTACGGTTTTATTCTTCCCGGTTGTATAATGAGTTTCGAACCTTTGTCTGGAATAATGGAAAAGCCGAAGCGATGAGAGGATACCACGACGATCTTATTATGGCTGCGGCGATCGGTTGTTGGGTAAAGGATGTTGTGTTTGGTGCCTCTGTGAAAGATCTAGAATATCACAAGTCGTTTCTGTCATCGATCAAGAAAAAATCTTCAGTTCTCGATGTGGGTGTTCGAACGATGGCCACGATGTCGAACAGAACATTACAACAAGAACAGAGAGATATTGCGAAAAACTTTGGATGGATGATTTACAGTCGATAGAAGGAAAGAAAAATGGATAACAAAAGAAAAGTAAACGATCGAAACCCCAAGAATTACAATACACCGCTTTTCAGGAAATTGACTCGGCTGTTCTCTGGCCCAATTGTCAACTATCGGAAGCAAACAGAAAAAGCAATCCAAAGTCGAAATCTGAAGAAACATGCAAGTGACTTTGGGAGCATGAGTGGACAAGAATTCAGAAGAAACGAATATAACCCCTTCATGAACCTGCAATCATCTATCATGGTCAATCATCAAAGGGCACAGCGATATTATGACTTCCGAGAGATGGAGTTCATGCCGGAAATTGCTTCAGCCTTGGATCTTGTTGCTGATGAAATGACCACCTCAACAAGTCTTACCCCGATGCTTTCAATTA